CCCAAGCCCCGAGATACTTGACTTTGATGAATCAATGAGCCAACATGAAATAGAACTTGCAAAGGTGAAAGCATCACTTGCGTCAGTTTTTGGTATACCGCTTGAAGCGATACAACTCAACTCAAACGACGTGACAGGAAATTTGCAAATTGGTTCGGCTTACATATTTCTTTCTGCAAGAGATGTACGGCGCATGACAAACGGATGGGGAAACTAATGGAAGCAGTGGCATCAGCGCCGCCGAGTAACGGGGCTTGCGTGGGTCAGCCAATAGGTATTTGGTTTCCCAACCTAAATGTCTACGAAGCAAGCCTAGAAGAAATTCGCGAAGGAAGAAAGAACATGAAAGAAGCAATACGGATTTGCTCAACATGTGGCGTCCGTGTTCAATGTTTGGAATACGCACTCTCTTGGGAGCGACATGGTATTTGGGGCGGCACCTCTGAATCTGAGCGAGAATCAATCCGCAGAAAAAACAAGATTCCATTCCTCCGTCCATCAATTCAAGAACTAAGTTTGGGTTTTAATCGTGCAACAACACACTGAAGAATTCATTAGCCGACTGAGCGGAGTAAAGGAAACGAGTTCGGGGTGGGATGCTCGTTGTCCATGTCGTAACGACGACAATAATCCATCAATGAGTGTTAGTGAATCAGGCGACGGATCAATTCTTGTTTACTGTCATCGGGGCTTGGGATGCGGAGCGAAAGAGATTTGCGAAGCAGTTGGTCTTACGCTTTCTGATTTGATTTCACCTGAGCGTCGCACGCAGTCATACGAAAAGTTTTTAGAGGACCGCCCCAAAAAAGAAACAAAGGTGAAACCGCCTTTGAAGATTAAACCTAAATCAAAATTGACATTGACAAATGAATACGACTACACCGACGAGTATGGCAACTTGCTTTTTCAGAAACTTAGATTTGTTAACGAAGATGGTCAGAAAGAGTTTCGTCAACGCAAGCCTGATGGTGCGGGCGGTTTTGTTTACGCACTAGGCGACACTCCTAAGGTTCTTTATAATCTTCCAGCAGTTATTGAAGCAAAGAAAAAAGGAAAGACCATTTGGGTTGTTGAAGGTGAAAAGGATGCCGAGACTCTAATCGCCTTGGGTGAAGTTGCTACCACAATGCCCGGCGGGGCTGGTAAGTGGCTTCGCATTCATACCGAGGCGCTCGCAGGAGCAACCATAGATATTGTTGCGGATAACGATGAAGTCGGTCGGAAACACGCAGTCGCAGTCAAGAATGAACTCAAAGAAGCGGGTTGCGATGTTCAGGCGTGGGTATGTCCAAGAGAAAAGGACATCACCGACTTCCTTCTTACTGGTGGAGACACCATGGACCTGGCAGTTCTTGTACCTGAAGATATTGATTGCATCCCACTAGAGGAAACGCCCGAAGCAGAGTACGAAGAAGAAGTAGAGCCACCACAAACAACAGAAACAGTAGATGAGCGACCCTTGACTAAGGTTGAAGAAACCGTAGAGCGTTTGCGACTTCTTCTTTCCAAAGATGACATGTCCGCCAACGCTATTATTAATCGTGCAAATCTTCTGATTTCTTCTGCTGGCTCCGACGCCCCGCTAAACCCTGGTCGCATGGTTGATTGGCAGTCTTTCGTTAATGAATCAAGCGACGATGCTTACGATTGGGTGATCCCAAATCTATTAGAGCGTAGAGAGCGAGTTATTGTTGTTGCTGCCGAGGGGGTGGGAAAAACGATGCTTGCTCGTCAGGTTGCGATCTTGACCTCTCTCGGCGTTCAGCCTTTCACTTTCCAAAGAATGAATCCGATCAGGACCTTGACCATTGACCTCGAAAACCCTGAGAGGATCATTCGTCGTTCGTCGCGAAGCATATTCGGGGCTGCGTTGTCATATGGGTATGCAAAGAAATCTTTGGCAGAATTGGTCATCAAGCCAGATGGACTAAATCTTCTTTTGGCGACTGATCGGCTGTTGCTTGAGTCATATCTTGATCGGGCAAAGCCAGAACTTCTGATTTTGGGTCCTCTGTACAAGTCATTCATTGATCCTGGCAATAGAACTTCTGAAGCAGTGGCTATTGAAGTTGTCAGATACCTTGATACTTTGCGTGCGGTATATGGTTGCGCCTTATGGTTAGAGCACCACGCTCCTCTTGGGGAGTCCCAGACGTCCCGCAACTTGCGCCCGTTTGGTTCGGCTGTTTGGTCTCGTTGGCCAGAATTCGGCATATCTTTACAACAGGACCCTACTTCTATGGGAGAATATGTCTACGATGTAAAGCATTTTCGTGGAGAACGAGATGAGAGACATTGGCCCCTAAAGATGAAGCGAGGTAAAAAGTTTCCCTTTGAGACTTTGACCTTTAAAGAACCGTTAAGGTAGGTGCCCTCATGAGTGAAGGCGGAAAAGTAATGACAAGAGAGTTCCTCGCCGAGAGGGATTCCCGTATCTTCAAGATGCGTCAGGCTGGCGTTGCTACTTCCGATATCGCTAAAAGGTTCGGCGTTAGTGTCAGTGTAGTACAAAAAGCCATCCAGCGTCAACTAGAAAAACTAAATCGTGAAACTTTGATGGCATATCCAGAGGTTTTGCGACTAGAACTAGAGCGCCTAGATGCACTTCAGTCTGCTCTCTGGCCAATGACTCAGCACCGCAAGATAAGAACAGACGACGGGACCGAAATACAAGTAGAGCCAGATATGAAGGCAGTACAGACCGTTCTTTCTATTATGAAGCAACGCTCATTACTTCTTGGTATGGAGCAGAATAATGTCAGTATCCAGATGGATGTCACCCAAAGAGACTCCATTAAGTCCACAATTGTCGGTGAGACGGAAGCCAAGCCACTCAGCCTATTCAACCCAGAAGCAGAAGCACGGGGCTTACTGGAGGTTATGGGTCGCTCTGGAGTGATTTCACAGGAGATGATTGACCAACTGCTTGGAGAAAGAACAGTTACTGACGCAGTAGAGGTACTTGCGCTAGAGTCAGGGGTGGAGGTTATTGAATCATGAGCGAAGATAACAATATTCAGGCGGCAGTAGATAAACTTGCAGAAACCATGGATACAACCATTAGTGCGGGGATCAGCGATGACGACGGCCCCGCTGTTGCGCAAATCATCGTACGAGCAAACTCAAACGACCGTGAACGATGGAAAACCGCAGCCAACAAAGAGGGAAAGAGTCTCGCTCAGTTCATTCGTGATGTAATGAATGCAAAAGTAATAGACATTCTTGACTGTTCGCACCCTACAAACATGCGTCGCTATTATCCGTGGGCTGAATTTTGCCTACGATGCAATACCAGAATCAGAGGCTAGCACTACGAATTTTGCGTAACTTGATCCTACGAGCCGCGGGATTGAGTTTCATTGCTTCCACCTCTGCTAGTCGTCTCTTGAGATCAGCGATGGCTACACTTCCGTCGCGTCGCTTTGCTACGCTAGTGGCTCCCCAAATACCAAAATTCTCTTTATGAACAATGGCGTGTTCAAGACATTCAAGAGAGACAGGGCAGGATAGGCATATTTTCTTGATGTGCTTTGTGGCTCCGCCTGGCTCAGGGAAAAACAACTCAGGGTCCAGCCCCCTACAAGCCGCCTTACTAACCCACTCTGCACGAGTACTGATAAGGGTAGTAATGATGTCTGTTTCCATACATACATACTACCGCCTATCAGCACCGATGTCAAGTTTTTATTGTTATTTTATTGGACAAGCACCAGTAGCGCAGTCGTCCAACTCAACCAACCCGTCAAATGCAGGACGGTGCAACGGGACTGAGAAGTCAATCTTACTCAAAGTCTTCTCATACATTTCCTTTGTGCATTCTTCATACGGAGGAAGTGGGAAGTTGTGGTCAGTGTGTAGGAGGAAGGAAACTGACTTAACGGAGTCATCGTAGTTCTTTGACAACCATTCCTTGATTTCATTAAGTTCTTCCTTGCGATAGTACACAGTCACCGAAACAGCATTGTCTGCCCATTCGGTCTGCATCTTCTTCACCCACTCTAACTGGGAAACAGCAGTCATATCCTTGGCGAGTACAGAGCCCTCAGGTGACTCGCACGGGAACTCAACAACAAAACGAGTGTGATCTTCCCTACCATCAATACCAACGTCGTACTGCACTCTATAGCCCCGCTTACGACACGCATCAACTAACGGGTCAGAAGAACCGAAACGAACACGGCGAATGTAGTAGGGCGCAAATGCTGGGTGAATACCTGGAGTTACACCGGGAAGAAGAGAAAGAGTCCCTGAAGGCTGAACAGTTGTCAAACGAACAGAAATAGGAAGCCCATTATCTTTTGAATGAACAGCATCAAGACTTTCTAGTGCTACATAAGCATCAGACAACCAAGCAATCTTTTCTGCGGAGCATTGGAGAATGCCAGTAACCGACTGACCAAGACGAGCATTCTTCTGAACAATCTTTGTTGTCTTCTCATACGGATAGTTCATACGAGTAATGCGCTTCTGAGTCTTATAGAGAAGATATGAGATATCGGTCAACTGTTCAAGAGATTCAATATTCGGGAGGAAAATTGTTGAAAGGTTACACGACTCTCCATCGCCAAGAGCAATCTCGGCACAAGGGTTATATCCCTCGATGGTGTTGTCTGGCTTACTAGTCCCGAGTCTTCCTACTTTGCGAGCAAGTTTACGATTAACTAAACCATAAGGTTCGCCAGTTCCGTCGTAGCCCTTCCATAGTTCCGTAGCAATCTCATCGTAGCCATCCGCGTAGATGCTGTTGTTACTGTTTGCTCTCCAAGCGGGAACATTACCTGAACCCCAGTTCTTTGCACGAAGAAACAAAACATCGTCGGGGTCACCAATGGCAATCTGTGCTGAACGGCGCGATGAACCAGAAACAACAATACGACCAATGATGTTGCAGATGTCCAAAACATCAATAGAACGAAGTTTTTTGCCAACACGATTCTCAAGAACTTTACAAATGTCTGCAATGCCGTCAATGAGTGCGCCTGGTCCTGATGCTGTTCCGCCGAACTTCTTCAACGGGGCTCCGTACTCGCGAACAAGAATAGTTGAGTATGTGAATGAGCGACCTGTTTCAAAGTATGACTTCAAGACTGAGTGGAGTAGGCGACGCCATCCTTGACGACTGTCGGGGACGATGATGTCTGCGTCGTTTGTTCGTTCGTGTGAAATGCTGATTCCGTTTTTGACTTT